AACCGATGATGGCAAACTTAAAGAATACCCCAATAATATGATAACCAAAGCAGGTAATACATTTACTAAATCGCCTGCTTATATGATGGCGGGCAAATATACAGAATTAAACTCGTCGGGTTTATCATCGTCACAGGCAACAAGCAGTCCAGATGACATGGCAAGTAATTGCATAGCACTGGGTGATAGATGTGTTGGGTATACATATTCAGATAATGCGGGGTCTTCAAACAATAAATATTATAGTAAAATGTATCCATCAAGTGATGTAACAAGAATTCCTACAGCGGGGACGGATATGTATATTAGAAATATTTCAGTAAAAAATAATTTGTCATGTAATAAAGTTGTGCAAGGAGGTCCAAGTAATCTCTGGGATTCTTATGATATTTTAGACAATATGACACATGATTATAAGTGTGATTTAGCGCATAATACAAAAAATGAGCAGAAGCATTATAATACAGCGAACAAGAAATTGAACCAGGCTGTTCATAATGTTCAAGATAAATTAAGTTCATTAACAGATACAGGATTATCTCTAACTGGTGAAATGCAAAACCAGGTAAAAAAGAGGCGCAAAGGATTTGAAGATTATGAATATATTCGCGCTAATTTAGGAAATGTTCAAGATACAATTACTAATGTTGCTGCTTTAGAGGAAGATACCGATGTTTTATTAATATCAGATAATTATAAATATATTTTATGGAGCATTTTAGCAATTGTTTTTGTAATTGCGGGCATAAAATTATCTAGAAAATAATAAATATTATCTTATAAGATAATATATATATATGTCTTCAACATCATCCGTTTCAGAAATTATTTCAGAAAATTTATCCAAGACGAAATTAAACGAAATAAAAGCCCAGGCCCAGGAACAATTAGCATTACAATCAGAATTAGCGTCGCGTGAAAAAGTACTTTTGCTTAAATTACAATCTCAAAGCAGCACAGGCGAGTCACAAGCCACAATGCAAGAAACAATTAATGAAATAAACACCATGACCGATGCTCGACGTGGTATTCAAAGATTGCTGCTCTCATTAACCCAAATCCTTCATTCTCAAGTTGCAGAAACTCGTGGGGATCTTGTTGATGAAATGACGGTTACAGGAGTTATGGAAACGGAGTTAAATAACGCCAAGCAAAACATGAATTCTCTTATTACTGTTAAAAATAACAAGTTGCGCATGGTTGAAATAAATACCTATTACGGAAAACGTTATCAGGCACATACCAAATTAATGAAAATAATCATTATAATATGCGTTCCTCTTTTATTGTTGGCTGTTTTAAGTAAAAAGGATAAAATTGGCGGGGATTTAGCAAAAACATTAAGCGGAGTTATTATAGCAATTGGTATAATTATAGTTAGTATCAATGTATATGATTTATCGCGGCGCGATAACATGAATTATGACGAATATAATTTCCTTGATTGGGGAAATGACCCGGAAGCAAATTCACCAACCGTGTGGGAATACGACAAAGAACAATTAGAGGGTGTGAAGGCTACGATAGAAGATGATTATAACGAGTTAACCAGTATGTCTATTGATGATTTTGGTTGCATCGGTTCCAGCTGCTGTGCTACAGGCACTTATTGGAATGGGTCAGATTGTGTGGTGGATTCATCAAGTGGTATTGAAAGTTTTCGTAGTGGTTCTGCTGTCAGACCATCTTTTGGTAGTGACCTAGCGGCCACGGCGTACTCATTTTAGCGAATAATTCCTCCCGTTTAAAATATCGCAAATATATAATTATGGTAAATGTTGACGACTATTGTGACGACATTAAACAATCTGATTTGGACGCCGTTAACACAAATGTTGATAAGGCAATTAAACAAGTGGACAGCTTACAGGATACGGTTGTTAAAGCGGTAAAATATGTAAAAAGCATTACCGAAGATAAGGATACAGTTGCTAAGGAACGCGACGATACATTAAAGGGATTAGGTGTTAAATTAACTACTGCCATTAATGTGTTTGATACTGCACCTGATGATCTTGAAAGCGCGGAAAGAAATTTTTACGTTTTTAAAGATGGTGAAGATGGTTATAAGAATTTAAGATTACAACGCTATAAAGCTTCAGCAGCTCAAATTAAGGCGCGTTCAATTAAAGCCCACAATGAATTTATGAGAGAACTCAGCACATTAAGCACTGATTATACAGCTATAACGATATATACAAAACGCATGACCGATTTGTTTAAAAAATTAAATGACGAAAATCGTGAGCTCAAAGATAAAATTGACGGACAGCGTGGAAAAAGTGTTACAAGTGACAGAAAAACATGGTATACAGACCAACAAGCTGATAAAACAAAAAAATATACCCCGATATTGAGGGTTATATACTTTATAATGTTAGTTGTCTACATTATATTTGGCGGATATATTGACCGTGAAGAATATAAAAATTGGAAAATATGGTTGGTGATTCTAGCATATATATTATTTCCATTTGCATTACACTGGCTTACAGTGCAATTGTTTGTGTTGTCCCAATCTATTGTAGATTATTATAATAAAAAAGGTCCAAAAGATATCTATCTTAATCTTGCAAAACCCGATACAACCCATGTTTAATAAATTAATAGTAAAAAACTATTAATTTGTTACTGCTGCACACACAAATAGACATTTAAATTAACATTCGCCATCATCATCATCGCCCTCATCATCACTGTTTCCACTGTAAATAATTGCTATATTACGCCAACCATCTGCACGAATGAGTCCAAACTTTTTATCAATGAAATTATATATTTCCTTGCCTTTAGGAGCACCACGACCATAATTAGACCGATACCAATCACTAAAGTGTGTCATGAGTTCCATCTTTTTAATTCTCCCACCCGTCTTGCGTTCAATATTTTCTTTGACAAATTCTGCCAAGTAATCTTGGCTGTCCCGATATTCATCGCTGCTCGACATAACCATCGGACAATCTGTAACAATTCCCTGACATACATAGGCTTTCTCCACGAGTAAAGCAAGCATAACAGGTGCCCATCGGTCAAATTTATAATCAAGCTTTTTATCAACCTTAAATTGGTACGGATATTCGGTCTTTGGAAATTGCACTTCTTCCTCATAAGGTTTTTCAAGAAATTTGGCCATATAATCTACCTTTCTAATACGGCGCCATGTGCCATCATCATTGCTGTTAATATCAAAAAGAACATTGGTACACACAACAAGTTTAAATTGCGGAACAAAGGTAACCGTATCTCTGAATAATGCACGACCTTGTAAGGGATCTCCAGCAGTAATTTCTTTCATAATACCTTCATTTAGCTTCATTCCCTTGGTGGGCTCTTGCATTACAGCCATGCGACAGCCCATTAATTGGACGATTTCTGAAGACGTTCCACCAATACTGGTTCGTTTCTGTGTTACTAAAGTAATTGGGACAGTTCCCTTGTATTCCCCAAGCACCTTGCCCATTAGGTCGACTAGTTTAGATTTTCCATTGCGTCCATCACCAGTATAAATTGTAAATGTCTGATTGTCACAGGTCCCAACAAGGCAGGAAGCCAAGTGTTCCCACATATAATTTCTTAACTCTTCGACAGGAAATAATTGTTCCATGAAATCTATAATTTCACGCATTGTGTCGCCGTATTTTTCCTGTGAAAATGGTTTGAAATCAATTAATGTACTTTTTGAAATATAATCATCTGGTCTTCCACGCCTCGACTCCTTGTTTTTAATATCGATAACACAATTATTACAACATAATAAATATGGGTTATTGTCCAGGTTTTGTACGAAATCTTTGTCATAGAATAATTCTCGTGCTTCTCTCATAATATTGTTTTTCCAGGTGGTTTTCTTTAAAACCTCTCCAATAATAGTTAATTTGTGACCTCTTTTACGAATAAGTTCGTAATTTTTATCTGCTTGGTCTATAACCTGTATTGTTTCCATTTGTTGTTGAATCTTCTTGACATAAATATCATGCATGGTTTTAGATATAAGCCATCGAAGTGTGGTTCCAGAATCAATCTCGAACCAACGATGACCCTTAAATTCATACCACACATTATTCTTAATGCTAATACACACAAATTCGTCCTTATATAATTGATATAAAACATTTGCTAAGTCAACTTCTGTCGGATTGTCTGTTTTAATTGTTTGTTCTATAAAATAATCAACCGTTTCAAAATGAATTTTCCTATATTTATCTGGGACCTCTTCACGGGACCAATACATAATGGAACGATTGGTTAATGCACCAGAACCGTTTGGTGCAAGCGTTCGCCAATCTTTATAAAACTCTCCGATATTTTCCCAAGAAAAATCCTTTGATTGGGAACTAAATTTAACCCAAGTAAGAAATAATCGTTTGTCAGTATTTGCAAGAGCCCACCCCACTCGAATCCACTTATCATATGAACCCTCACCCCAAAATTGTTTTGGTAAAGTCATTGTATAATTGTGAACTTCCTGTAATATATAATCTGTTGGAGCAATATCCTCAAATAAACGAGCCAGCTCCGCATCTAACATAGTATTATTTTTAATTTGGTCATACGGAACACTGTCCTGACCCTGTTTCAGTATAATTTTTCGTTTTTTGGCGGTTAAGCTCTTTTTGTTTATTTCAAATTTCTCTTTGATATTGTCCTTCATCTCAAACCCTTGATGTTCAGTATATTGTGCGCTCAACAAGGGAAAGGTTGTTGGTTTTAAAAATCCAGCAACTTTTTCTTCGGTTAGCTCCCATTCGTCACCATCAGTATTGTATTCGGCTGTAAAATAATATTTTAAAGCATAGGCTTCATTTTGAGGCTTTCTAGAGCCAAACAATTGCCAATTTGTGTGTGCTTTAGTTACACCCTCATCCAATACATTATCCCAGGTGTTTGTAATTGGTAAATCTTCCCAGGTGTTAGATAACTCTGCTACAGCATGTTCACGCAATATCATTTGAAGAGCTCTGTGCATTTTAATTCCAATAATCATATGAATACCATCCTTGGTTTTCTCTTCTAATCGATTAACATTTGGTTTTTCTAAAATATAAATAGGGACCTTCGCACCATCAGTAATTTTGTGAGTCGCGCTAATTTTTTCCATATACATCCAAATCATATCTTGTATATGGTCTTTTGTATGTTGTCGTGTTGTTATACTTGTTTCATAGCGTAGGTCAATGTCGACAACAATTGGTCCATTTTCAATCAGTTGTTTTTCAGTCAGGTACTCCATGTTACCGTCAACAAATATATGATGATAATAGTTTGACCAAAATGTGGGCAAATTGGTGAACTCATATGTTCCTCCAACAATTTTAGGATTTTTCGCTCCTATTCTGGTGTGCGTAAACGCCTGACCTTTCTGTATATGGTGTGAACTTAAATATGATTGAAACGTAGGCTTGGGCATTATTGAATATAATATGACTAGATATTTTTATCTCAATTTTTTTAAAATTATAACCAAAAAAAAATCGGTTACGCGATTAACACCTTAATTAAGACCTTAATTAATACTATAAAAATGAAACATAAATATATCTAAAGATGAATTGGATATGGCAGATGGAAATGTTGTTATTCAAAAAAAAACGATAAATCGCCTGGTTTCTGATATTAGCGATATTATAAAGAATCCTTTGCATATTAATAACATATATTACGAACACGATGAGGAGAATATTCTCCAGGGGTATGCGATGATTGTTGGTCCAGAAGACACACCTTATTATGGGGGTTTTTATTTTTTTAAATTTAAATTTCCGCATAATTATCCACACAGTCCTCCAAAGGTGACTTATTATACGAATGATGGTAATACTAGATTTAATCCAAATTTATACAAGTCGGGTAAGGTTTGTTTATCTATTTTAAATACATGGCGTGGTGAAGGTTGGACTGGTTGCCAAACAATATCGTCAATATTGTTGACACTTAGTTCAATATTAAATGAAAAGCCCCTTTTAAATGAGCCTGGTATAAAAGAAGCACATAGAGATTTTAAAAATTACAATGATATTATACGATTTAAAAATTATGAGGTCGCCCTAGTTCGCATGTTAAATAAACAATACTTGCCAGAAATTTTTTATATGTTTCACGATAAAATGGTTGCTATTTACTTGCAAAATTATCCCAAATATGTAGAGAATATTGTGTCCATAATGGAGGAAGCGAATAAGACAGACAGTGGTAGTGAGGAGACAAAATATGAAGAGATGAATCAGGTCAATGTGGTTTCTGTTGGTATTTATGGAATGTCGGCTTATATTAATTATAGTGATGTATTAGAAAATATGGAAATTTTATATCAAAGTCTTATTAAATAATAGAAGAAATTGAATTAAATAAATGTAGAATATAATATATAACCATGCATTTTTGCGATAACTGTTCGAATATGTACTATATTAAATTAAACAATGACGACGGCAATAAGTTAGTATATTATTGTAGAAATTGCGGAAACGAAGACAGTATTTTAACAGCTGAAAATATCTGTGTTTCCAAAACACAGATCCAAAAAAATGAACAAAAATATTCAAGAATTATTAATCCTTACACAAAACTGGACCCAACTCTACCACGGATTAATAATATTCCATGTCCAAATAGTCAATGCGTGAGTAAGTCTTTAGAAACCACAAAAAATCCAGATATTATATATATTCGGTATGACGATAGTAACATGAAATATGTTTATTTATGTACAGTTTGCGATACTACATGGAAAACCTCTGAACATAATTAATTTATAAATTGAATCTTATATATTATTAAAATAATAATATATAATGGAAAATTACATTAAGCAAGAAACTCACGAATCGACTATTCAAGGTAAAGCTTTAAATAATTTAGAAGAAACCGAATTTGGAAACAACGAGTCTGATGATGAAATTAAAAGCAATGATTTAGAACATGAGGAAGAAGCGGATGATATTGATGACGACAGTGGATCTGATGTTGGAGATGATTCGGATGATGATGATGATGATAACGGGTCTGGTGTTGGCGAAGAGGATAAAGAGGAAGTTAAAAAGGAAAAAATTAAGGAAGATGAAGATGTCAGCATTGTTGAAAAAAATGTTAATGAAATCTTAAATATTAACAATACTCTTGAGGAAGACTTAGACGATGATTCGGAAGACGAGGACTATTTAAAAAAACTGAATGGAAGTGTTAGAAATAATTTAATTGAAAAACATCATCCCGAAGTCCGAGCGCATAATTATGAAGAAATTAGCACACTTACATACATTGTGAGGGATAGGGATAATAATATAAAGGACCCATTACACACAACAATGCCTTTCTTATCAAAGTATGAAAGAACCAGGGTTCTTGGTCAACGAGCAAAACAGATTAATTCTGGAGCGCGACCCTTTATTGATAATGTCAGAAATATTATTGATGGATATATTATTGCTGAAATGGAGTTAAATGCAAAATTAATCCCTTTTATCATTCGTCGTCCACTTCCGAATGGGGGTTCTGAATATTGGAAGCTGGCTGACTTACAAATATTATAGAAGAATTATAATTTTCTAAAACTAATTTTCTAAAAAGTATATAATGTATTATAAAAAATTAAAAACCCGTTCTTTTTCTAAACTATTAAAAAAACAGACAATAACAGAGGACGATTTAATTTATTATTTGCAACTAATATATTCGACGTCAGCATTCTCAACATTTCCTTACTTGATTGACCATAAAAATTCAAAACAGTCATTAAAATACAATTGTGGAAATTGTGTTTCTTTAGCAATGACCATTCAAAAATATTTAAAAAAGGAAAAGAAGGTAATATCATATCTAATTCCTGCCACAATTCCTAACAGTATATCTTTTGAAGGATATTTAGATATATCTCATGTCGCCTTAGCCATTCCATATTCTAAAACGGGAGTATTTATTGTTGACCCAGCTTTTTATTTTTTAGGACCAATTGATATTAATTTATCCAATTTGCCTCACAAAAACAGTCCTATTTTAAAAAGCAAAATTTATTCAGGAAAGACAACAGAAATATTCTCAAGCTCATATAAATTGTCAAAAAAAATGGTATTAAACAAATATCAAACCATAGCCAAGAACACAGTTGTTTGTAAATGTATTGAAGAAGACGAAACCTGGATGTATTTTTTAACTGAAATACTTAATCCTGATGAGGCTATTTCTACCTTTTTTATAAATATTAGGAAGCTTCCCTTTATTACAACAACAGAGCTGGACGACGATGGTGTTTGTAAAAGAAGACTAGATTTACGCATAAAACCAGATAATCAGATAGACATTACGTTCAAAAATAATAATGTATACTCGGGAGATATCACAAATATTCCAACCCCAACATATGTAATATTGGATTGGGAAATTGGACGATTTTTTGAGAAAGATATTTTATCGTCTTTAGAAACAAAAATTGCTGGTCCATATTTTTTTTAATTTATTATATTATGAATGATATAAAAAAAGAAAAAACATATGGGATATCTGGAATAACGAGAAGGTCGGGAATATCGAAAATATCTGATGAAAAATACTATTACTCCTTCATAGCAGGATTTGTAATATATTTTGCCATTATTGTTGTAGCCATACCAATTTTTTTATATAAAAAAAAATTTTATACATTATTTCTGGCATATATACCAAATATAGACCTTATTGCAAATGTTCTTACATGGTGGCAAGGACCATGGGACATTTTCAAACATCTGTACCTCCAAAACCCTGTAACCATGCCAAGTTTGTTTACACAAATATTTATTAACTACATGTCGTTATTGGGTATAACATTTATAATAATAGGTAAATCAGTAAAGCACAAGGATTTTTTTATAGGATGGGGGATGGGTGCTGTTATGTTATTCTTGACCTATCTTACCCCAGCAAGAGTGGTTAATTATTTTATGACAAAGATAAATGCACATATTAACGATGATAATATGGTTGCCATTTTAGGATTGTTAATTACAGCATTGATAATATTTGTCGAATATCATATACTAGAAAATTACGAATCTACGCTTGCTAAATTAGCGAAAGGGTTTATAAATATGCCCGATTTAATATTACTTCCTTGAATATTCAAAACTTTTTTACAGTTTTGAATATTATATAAAGATTTATTACGACTTATGATATATGAACTCTTTAATGAAATTTCATTCTTTAATGACACTTAATCCAAAAATCCAAACCTATAATATTAAAGGAACTATTGAAAATGTTCTCAACCTTACAACTATTAAGTTGGGCGATGCCCGCGAGGTGGTTGAAAACGAAAAAATTTCTGTGCTAGGTTATGGTTCCCAGGGCAGAGGACAATCACTCAATCTTAGGGATCAAAATTACCCGGTTATTTTAGGGCTCAGGAAAAATGGAGCAAGCTGGGAACATGCCATTCGTGATGGTTGGGACCCGAACGAAAATCTGTTTGATATTGAAACAGCCTTGCAAAAAGGCACCATCTATAAATATCTACTTTCTGATGCAGGACAAATTAAACAGTGGAATCTCGTGAAAAGATATTTAAAACCTGGTAAAACTCTATACTTCTCACATGGATTTGGTGTTGTGTATAATGACCAAACTAAAATTATACCTCCCCATAATGTTGATGTTATTATGGTTGCTCCTAAAGGTCCAGGAACACTTGTTCGTGAAAATTTTCTCTTAGGAAATAAAGGCATTAATGCGTCTTATGCTATTTATCAAGACCATACAGGTACAGCAATGGATAAAGTACTATCACTCTCTTATGGCATTGGTTCTAAATATCTTTTTGAGACAACTTTTAAAAAAGAAGTCTACAGTGATCTAACTGGTGAACGGTCTGTTCTTATGGGAATGATTCAAGGTGCATTTAAAGCACAATACGATTTACTCAGACAGAAAGGACATAGTCCTATGGAATCTTACAATGAAACAGTGGAGGAAGCGACAAATTGTCTTTATCGTTTGATTGATAAAAATGGAATGCCACAAATGTTTAGAGATTGTTCTACAACAGCACAAAGAGGTGCTATTGATTGGTCTAAACGTTATTATGATGTTATTAAACCTGCAATTGCAGAATGTTATGAGAGTGTCGAGCGAGGCGATGAAGCACGCACCGTGATTGAGTCCAATTCTGACCCAAATTACCGTGAGCGGTTGGATAAGGAACTTGATGAAATTGAGGATCAAGAAATTTGGGTTACAGGAAAATATGTAAGAGAATTACGCTCTAAATAAACCGATTAGCACGTTTTACAACACGAACAACATTTGTCGTCCTTGTCTGTGACAATTGAACCTATTTCGGGGTCATATTCGTTTATAAATTCCTCTTTTTTTTCTTCCAATGTCTCCTCTTTTACCTCCCTGTTAGTTTTATCGTCAACCATAGTCCATAATTCCCAATGACATCCCCATTGCGCATATGGATATATACAATAACCATCATCGCCCCATGATTCACCCCATGTATTACGAATAATAAATCCCTCATCATCATAGCCCACAATGGTCATTGCGTGACCTCCTATTTCCAACTGATTTTTAATAGTAGGTGTCCACATGTCTTTTCCAAAATGATAAATAGGAAAAGCAGCCATGCAGGGACCATTATTGTATACTGCATGCTTTAGTTCCTCGATGTTATAAATTCTGGAATATCCCTTTATTTTATATTTTTTAGCGACATTTAAAATAAACTGTGGGATTTCTTTAGAATATTCTTTATGACCATATGGATATGTATCCTCGGGACAAACCCCAACATTTTTCATAATGTTCATAATATCTCTGCAGGTCATCCCGTAATCTTCGTTGACATCATCACCATCCTGAATTCCGTTATTCCAATAAATGCGGTGATTGTATATAAATTGTGGAGACATGTAAGCATTCAATCCATTGTCTAATAATTCCTGATATTCTTTCATGCAGGCAGCAGTGTGTGCAGCACACGTGCCCTGAGAGCCTTGATTACGAATAGGCATTAGTTTATCACGCAAATCTAATGCAATTGGAATAACATCAGACAAAGAAAGTTCTTCGTTATAACACCAGTCACGACCATCATCGGGTGACCTATTAATGGGTAGTTTTGTATGACTCATTTTATACTTATTAGATTTTAGGTATCTTTAATAACTTATTTTTAACCATTATATATATATATAATGGCTATTTGGGTTTGTGTAAGCGGTTATTTTGACCCATTGCATGCAGAGCATATTGAATATTTTAAAAAGGCAAAGGACAAACTAATACGATTCTAGAATATGTGTAATGGTTGTATTATACCTGGGGTTTTCCTATAAGACTCACTCTTTGTATGTTTTGCATCCGGATGCTGCCTGGTTTATATAAATAATGTTGTAAATGACAATAGAATAATTGTTCTAATTTATTTAATGCTTGCAAACCCTTGTCCAAATCAACCACAATTGCTTTTCCAATATGTGCCGGCATTCCAAAGGTTGCCCAGCCTCTCCACGAACCAAAATAACAGTTTCTTACCGTGAGCGTCTGTAAAGTATCGGGTATGTGTGTTAGGAGGACTCGTTTGATATAAAGGTCGGGTAATACAGAATATTGATTGTGAATTTTTTTATACATATAATCTCGGACATAGTTAGCATCTGGTCCCTCTTCTTCCCACAATGCCATTTATTGATAAAAATAATATAACATTTTTTTTCAATTTTTTAGGAAACCTTGATTCGCTTTTTCCATAAAATCTAAAAGGAATGAGTAATAGAACGCCAACGATTCTCATTATTTATCTTTATTTGCACAAATTGTGCGAGCATACCAGTATTGTCAATATTATTAACACCAATACCGATTGCTAGAGGTCCGTCAGGAATAATAACATCCATTGTGTCATTTAATGCTTCAAAGGTAGAACCACAAGTTCGTCTGCAAGCAGCAGTTAAAAAGGAAGGGATACAACAATTAGGAATTTTTCTACCTGCAACAGCACCATGCTTGAGCACTTCACGACCATCTACTAAAATAAATATATTAATATAATATTTGTCGTCGGTTGTTGGGATATGATAAACATGAGAAACCTCACCCCAAGCACTGTTCGGGCTGGTCTGGTCTAACCTATTAATATATCCTTTCGGTTTATATTGGTTAAACCGAAAGGGCGATGTTCTATCATTATTTATAAATGCCCATGGATGGGGAACACATAAGTTACAAGAATCCAAATTGGTGGTTGCTGCATAAGCTACCGTGTTATCGCTCGTGTTTACCTCCAACTTCCAAATGATTCCTTTTTTAATTTGTTGGTGCAACATAATCATAGTGAGATTTGCTTCGTAATTGGTTTTCCATTCATGGCTTGAGGAGTTCATACGATTCGCAAAACTAGCTAGATTATTTTTATGTCGTGCGTTGTCCATTAAGTCTCGCATAGCATTGCTTGACGAATAGTTTATATTTTGCATATTAGCCCCCTCACCTATAAGTTTTGATGCACCCAACTTCATTGCCTCTTCAACCAACATCATTCGCATGTGAAAATTACCTAGCATATTTATTGCTTGTGAAATTTGTTTTGTCCCAAGAGTATTAGTTGGAAATATATGATTAATAGGATTAACATGACATACTATTATTGATCGCATTTCTGCAGCACTCCTGACGTTATTTAACCAGCCAATAATCGTATGTCGTTCAGTGAAGTTGGACATGATTGTTTGTCCTGCTTGGGTACAAACATCTGTTCTAATAATAGCGCTGGCAATTACTATTTGTTCCTTTAAATATTGTTCGTTAAATGACGAATAGTCTCCCACCGCCTCCCAGTCATTGACAAGTTCAAGCATCCAATCAATGCAAGGAATATATTTATTTGCATATGGTATCGGTTCACAAAATGATGGTGGTAAATTATCACATCTTCCGCGAATAAGATTCTTAATAAGCTGTAATGGTTCACGCCAATTGTTATACTGGTGTGAGAAACCATTAAGCATTTCCAATGCTTGCCACATATATTGAGAATATGCAGCTTGATAAAGGGGACCATCAATTCCTACATCTGACTTGCGGTCACACTGTGCGCTGTAATGAATCCATTCCTTACACAACTGCCTAGGTTCGTTGCCGCTATGTATTCGTGCCAAAATACAGGGATCGCAATTGCTAATAATATGGATACCAAGAGGAACATTTAGTTCAGTTAAAATATACAACATTTTTTTTACAGCATTACGTGCAAATCTCTGATTATAATTGCGATTTATAGTACTGGTGCAAAAGACCAACCCTGTTGGATTGTCATTGCTGGGACGTCCAATAAGCAAACCCAAAAAGGCTGCGCGCTCACGGCAAGTATTACATTCTCTGTCACCATTTGTTGCAAAATCCCCGGCGATCTTTGTACATAAGGTGTCGTATGTCTCAGTATAATCACATATTTGACGAAGTCTTATCATATCATCACAAGAGTCATCATTTATAAAAATTCGTCCAAATTCATTCTTATATTGTTCGCTGTCAAGTTGTGTTGGTGTTGGCATTTTAAACAAAAATGCCACTGTTCGTAAGCCTAAACAAATGGGTTGCCGAATAGTAAATGTTGTATGAATAATACTAGCTTCATTTGTTATATACTTAATATAATTATTTGTTTTTATAATATCTGCCTTGGTGTCAGCTGGTGAACGCATGATATTATAATATTGTGTGCATACCAGACAACGACGTCGGTTCACACTGCCACTAGGTCCAGGACAATCGCGCATAGCATTGCACCCAGCCATTTTTTTTAGACGTTTTGTTTGTGCAATGGTTTCACGACAGATTAATTCCCGCTGTATACATTCACGGCAACGTTTCGGGCGTGTTGAAGAACGTATCCCAGAAGCACGGAGTTGACGTTTAGTGAATTCCGAGGAAAACTTAAATTTCCCACATCCCACACGTATATCGCACTGTGTTTTATTTTCATTGTTGTAGGATTTGTTCATTATTATTTATATTGTTTATATTTTTAAGTTAGTCTTCTATTTTTGTTTTTTTAAGTTTAAAATATAATTCATGGTCTAAATATTTCACGTGTTTAACGTCCTGGTTCGTTTCCACTTTATAAAAACCCCATACCTCAGACCGTTTAAATGGAAAAAATAAGGTTATTGGTAACGGTTCGTTGGGGTCTAATTCTACCTTATGTGTGTGTTTGGAAGTCACATAATTAAAATATCCTGGAGCACGCCATATTCTTGTTGTGTTTTTTGGATCGTTATTAATTGCTACTGTTTCCCAATAACCACCTCTAACAATAAGGTGTGCAAAATCCCATGGGTGATCATGTAAATCTGCTGGGTCTGATTTACAAAACTTATGGAGAAAAATATTGAAAGGGAATTGTTGTCTATCTTTCAAAAATAGATAATACCTTTCTAGATAATTCTCATTGGTTTCACGATCGGTGATGACACGACGTCTAGGATTATTGGGATAAACAGTTGTTGTCCAATTTAAAATATTACCTGTTACTCTCAATATTACGTTATTCGTCATAACACTAAAAAAACAGGTAAATACGGCTCCCCATTGAAGAGCAAGAATTGAATATTCGCAAAAAAAGCGCAATAATTTATGTGTAAAAATCACGATAATTAGGTCATTATAAGCATAAGTAAAGGCTTTGAACGCTTGATTAGCATCTCGTATTGTGGTTACCATTATTTTAATATTAAAACCTATCTTTATGTAATATTGTATTGTTCTTTAGGGAAAAATTAACACAGTAAAATCTATAATTTTATTATATGCCTCCACGACATTTAAAGGTATTGCTCTCATCTAATGTTGGTATATATGATATAAACAATAAGTGGCTTCCTATGGGGGTTCATAATTTTTTTATTGATTATTATACTGAACAGAGCGTTATAGGTAAAATATCTGAACATGATTTTGTTGCTGCATATGAGTTCGAATATATTCAATTTGTAAAATTATTGGCAAAAGCACAGTTAAGATTGGCACATAAGGGAAACGTAATCCTAGATAGGAGAAGCTTTAGAAATAGTGTCAATATTCCAGAAAGACAACAAAACACCTCCGTTGATCCACAAACATGCAGCATTTGTTTAAATTTATGTTACGCTCATCGTTCAACAACTGCGTGTAATCATGTTTTCCATGCCCATTGTATTACGTCCTGGATAAGACATGGAAATAATACATGCCCTATTTGTAGACAAGATTTAGATATGTAATGTATTTTATTTTATAGTTATTTATATAATAAAATATGGCAGATAAAACGTGTAATTTATTACTTTCTGGTAAGACAACCAACAACGCAGTTTTAACTAGTAAAATGGCCATGCCACAAAAATTTTATCCTTCCGCAGGAGATAGTATGTTTTCTATCAACCGTCGTGTGTATAGCAAAGATGCAGGCGGCGGACAAGCTTATCATGATGCGTCACAATATATTAACCTTAAAAAAATTAATGCAATTGGGAAAAGTTCCACTAAAACAGGATTACCCATTGATGCTCCTTTATCATTTAGGAGTAATGACAGAACGTCCCGTAATAGGGCTCTTGCACGTGTTCGTGGTGGAGGATGTGTGGCACCCAAGAAGAAGGGTGCGATTTGTAATAAATTTAGAAGTGGAGGGGGTTCAGCATTATCTGGGACAGGTAATAGACAAGTAACCGCCAAAAACTTTTCTTAAAATATAGTATAATGAATAAATATTTGGTAGAATTTTTAGGCACTCTTTTTTTTCTTTACGTAATTTTAGTTGCAACCGCTAAAAATAGCACTTTTGGAAAAGTTGGCACGGCTTTGGCTATTGGTGGTGCTTTATCTATTTCAATCCTGTTAGGTGGCGCGATTTCTGGTGGTAATTTCAACCCCGCGGTTACTATCATGTTGGCTGTGGCTGGGCGCCAAACAAAGAATGATGTTATACCCTATATTTTAGCGCAGGTTGCAGGGGGTTTGGTTGCTTTAGAGATTTATAAACGGGCTCCTCAAACAAAATAATATATCATTTTATTATAAATGGGTTCGGTATTCTCAAGCGCAAAAGAAGCGGCAAATAAAGTTGTTCATAAAGCAGAGGATTTAGCAAGCAAAGGAATAGATTCGGCGAAGGATTTGGCAAATGAAGGCACACAAAAGGCAAAGGATTTGGCAAATGAAGGCTCGCAAAAGGCGAAGGAGGCGGTAAATGAAGGCTCGCAAAAGGCGAAG